CAGGTGTGTAACCAAGCATTTTAGCGTGAGAAACGACTGAATCACGTAAAAGAGCAGTGTCGAGGAACATTTCGTTGGCGATCATGTTATTGTAGAACGCCATATAGTGTGTATTGTACGCTAAAATGTCAAGAAGAACGTTGATTCCAGCAGCTTCGAAGTCAAAATCGCTAAATTCTTGTTGATCTCGAAGAAAATTCTTTAAATTAGTCTTAATATCGCTGAAATCGAGTTCAGAAATCGTCAGTTTTTGGTCAACATTAGCCATTAGCGGACCTTCTCGAGGAATAGATTTATTGTTACTGGATTTTGTAGATTATTAATGTAAAATCTGAGTGTCACAGCATAACGATTTTCTTCTGGTTGAGCCTCTACTCTAATAGCATCAACAGAAACACGCGGTTCGAAGTTTTGTATAACCGATTGAATCTCGGATTGAAGCATATTTGCGGTGATAAACGAAATATCTTCGAATAATAAGTTGCGAATCCTAGATCCAAACGTTGGTTGAAATGGCTTCTCATACAAATTTGTCAATATCAAATTGCGAAGTGCACCGATTATTGCCGCATTTCCAGTTCTTTTAACAACATCTTTCGTAACTGGGTGTGCAGTGAAATTTAAATCTAAATCTTTATATGTGCGTACTTCTAGAGACATCTACAACCTATCAGTTTTTTATATTTAGCAAGGTTTAGCGCATGGATCTTCTGGAACATTGACATCTGGATCACGATCATCGATATCAACATTACTTTCTGTTCCAGTATCTGGACCGTTGAACTGACCTGGTAGACCAATTATAGTATCAGAGCCATTAAACGCATCAGTTGCGGCAATTGCAGTATTTGAATTAGCAACTGGTGAAGTCACTGAATCTTGGTTAAACTCACCGTCGAAGTCATCTAGAATATCGATAAAATTTCCTGTTGTGGCATCACATCCATCTTCTGGAGCATATGGCACAATAATGACATTTAGATAATCATCAGAAGATGTGTCACCCTTGTTTCGTTTCTTCTTACCGCAAGACAATGAGAAGAGTTTGCCTAATGCGTTAACGAAGTTCTTAACGTTTTTAATAATTTGTTTATCTCGCGCGATGACTGCTTCAAGATCATTTCTAACATTTAAGAATCTAGAAATAGCTCCATTAACTGCAGTTGTTACCTGCGCCTCGCTTAATCCGCGAAGTTTAGCATCGTTAAGTTCATACTTCATTCGCTTTAATGCGTCTTTAGCATCTTGCAATAACTCTTTCTTAAAGAGTGCTTGCGCAGCATCGGTAGGATTTTCTGTTGCAACAGAGGTGTATTTTCCATTCGCAAGTCGGACTTTAGATGTGACCCCCTTCATGAAGTTAGGATCACCAGTCATTGTTTCAATCATCGTAAAGCCATTAATGATTTCGTCTGGATCGATATCTTCACTAAATCCTGACACTTCAATTTCATTATTAACTTTGTAGACTGCGAAATTCTTGGTTAATCTGAGAGTATCATCAACCTTTATGGTCGTATCTGTCAATTCTTCAACGAAGAATTCTCTAGTATCGTAGATAATCTTATCCCCAACTTCCAGTTGAGTTAGCCACGAAGTTCCGTTGCCAGTAATTGTATCATCCAAGCACTCTGAATTTGCAATAAACGCAGATTTAACATAAACTGTTTGATTTGTTTTCGTTGTGGTGAATGCGCTGTTTACGATAAATGATGTTTCTTTAAATAATTGCGCTCCAGTTACAGAATTATCGAACGCAACATCTACTGTTAGATAATCTCCAGCGGAGTTAATTGATTCAATTCGTCTAATAACATTGTTTACAGTGATGAACATACTTGAATTGAGATTAATTGTTCCCGATACCGACAGTAAACAATTTAACAGATTCAGCGTTCCTGTGCTTGCAGTTATTACCTTCACATTATTGGTAGAAACATCAACAGAGACTGTGCCAGAAGCATGGGCAGTAAATACCTTTTCTGTTACGATCTTAGTTTGTGAGTCAATGATAATTGTATCGCCATAATCAACTTTAGGATATGCCGTCGCGTATAAATTTGGCGTTACAACATTGCTAGACGCAATGCTTACAGAAGCACCAACAGAAACAACATTACCATATAAAGGAACCAATTCATAAGCCATAGTAGACTTTACGCCAGAGAGTGCGTCAGTATGGTCTCTAAAATTTTGCAAACTCGCTTGAAGTGATGAATTTTGCGCAATTGTTGCCAATCTACCGAGAGTAAATGGACCAATTTGATAGTTATCAGCAAAGTTTTGCGCAGCTCCAAGAGATGTTTCTAGTGCATCAAATGTTGCTTGAATACTACCAACTCCATTACCTGCGAGGTATGGGAATGTTGATTTTAATCCTGCATAATCATTACCAATATAGCCATCAATTTCATTATTAAGAGATTCAAATGGTGATGCTAGTGCTTTATCTAGAGGATCAAGGACAGTGTTCTTAAATTCTTTAAATGCATCAACAAGTGGATTTCTAAAATATTGTTTGAAAAAATTGGAAACAATGTCGGCTCTCGAATCAAACCATTTCTTCATGTCAATAAGAAATTTACCAAATTTAGTTGATGCGAAATTCAATCCACCATTTTTGACAAATGGAATGGGAACGCAGGAAAACATCAAGGCTAATGTCTGCAGTAATGGTAATCCTCCGATGAGACAGAGGATGATTTTGATGATTTTACTTAAACTTATGAAAGCGGCATACCTCTAATCAATTTGTCTATGATGTCATTACCATAAACTTTTCTATAGTGTTCTTCAGTATCTTTTGCTTTTTGCATTGCGCCAAGATATGTTTTATGGGCTTCTATTCTTTCTTGCATATTATTTCTGATCAAAAAGATTTTATCTTCTTCAGAAAGAGGTATCAATTTTACCATTTTATCTTCAAGCATTTGAAGAGTATGTAATGCATTAATTTCCATACACATATTTATTAGAATCCATTAAGCCTAATTTGAGTCTTTTCGGTTGTTGTAGTGGTGGTATTAGGAGTTGCATTACTTAATGGTGAAGCGATATTTGCGGCTGCTCCTCTATCCGCGCTAGAATCTCTAGGTGGAACTACTGAACTAAAAGTTCTAATATTTGGTGGCAATTTAGGCTGTTCTCCCTTGAGAATTGCTTGGATAATATTATTTGCAATAACAGTGTAGGATTCTGTCGGAAAACTAATTGAAACATTAGGTCTTCCATTTTCAAATGTGACTATAGAATTAGCCCCAGTCGTTATTGGTAAATATTGAGAATTGTCCTCACCTTGCAAAATACGAAAAGTGGTTTGTTGTTCAGTTTCTTGCTGTACCTTTGGTGAGAATGCATCTCCTGGAGCAAATGGTGCAACAGAAGGCACATAAGGCGCTATTTCATCGCCAAGATTATACACACCATTCGCCGCAAAGTTCTCGCCAGATAATTCTGCCTTTACTCGTTGCTGACGGCGTAAAATTTCTATTCCTGATCCCATTTAAATCCCACTAATCGATTGAGATGCTGCAAATGCATCAGCCGCAGCTTGACCTGCACTTGTAGCATCAGCAAACGAAATTGGTTGTCCGAGTCCTGGTAATGGTATTTCTGGATTTGGTGGAATTTCTGGGACTGGATTAGGAATACAAGAATTAATACTTTCTATTCCTTGTCGGTTATTAAATCCGCCAGTATTAACGAATGGTGCATCAATAGAAATTGCAGTTACACCTTCAGCAGAAATAACGCCACCAGACACCTTTAAAGCCATGTTGCCACTAACATCTGTCTTCAGACCAGAAACTGACGCCATTAAACCTGACATGCCAACTGATAATCCAGTAACACTGACTGATTGCCCACCTGCTATTGATATACCCTGCGGCGCAGAAATAACAGTGCCAGATCCTGAAACAATTTCGATAGATTTCGCGGAAATACGAAGTTTACCTCCGACCTGGAGATAAAAGTCTCCGTCAATCGTTTCATATTTATTTCCATTAACATAGGTTCGTTGATCGCCCATCGTAATATCTTGACGACTAGACATTGATTTCAATTTAACTGAACCTGTGTTCGCAAATTCTAAAGTGGTGCCAGTTCTGTGAGATAATTGTACTCTTTCATATCCATAAGTGTCATCAAGTTCAAAAGCATGTCCAGACTCAGTTTCAGTGGCATGGTTGTATGGAAATTTAGCTGCATAGGTTGGATAGGCTTCATCCCATGATCCAACGATAGTAGGGATATTAACAACTCTTGTTTTTCTCTGTATGTCTATCGTTGTATTGGCAATAGATTCATTTGTCACACCATCAAATTTACCATCCTTTTCACCACGAACTGGTCTTGAGAGTCGTGATGTTGTTGGTTCATTTAAATATTTTGGATATCTTGATGGATCTTCGTCTTCAATTCGAATACCTTTTGTGTCTTTACCAAGTTTAGTTGTTCCAGTATTCAATTTACGAGGCATAGCAGCATTGCGTTTTGAAGCAACGCTCATTGGATCAGTAAATCCGAGATCTCTATCTAAAAGTTCTTCAGGAATACCTGGAACAGTTCCAAGAATAATTGGATATTGACCCGCTTTCCCATCAGCAAAAAATCCAAATACCATTGTTCCTTCAGTTGGTGGCTGAACAGCCTTCACACCATATGGAACGACAGGATGCGCCCATGGAAGTTCAGAAATTGGAATTTGGTTAACATCATTAGTATGCCAACCAAAACAACGGATCTGGCAACGACCAAGTTCAAGTGGATCTATTCGATTTTCCACAATACCAAACCACCAAACAAAATCACCTAATCCTAAAAAATTTTGATTCATTAGAAACTTCTCGCTTTTCTAAATTCTTCTCTATCTGTTGCCAAATCAAATGGCGCAGCAATAGAATTCTTACATAATGTTAGTACTGTTTGAAGACCGTCAGAAGGAGTGATTGTGTGTCGCACACCCGTAATTAGATATTTGCCTGAATGATATGGGTCAATATTTCTTTCGCTTTCGTTATTTGGAATAAATGCTGGCATATCAAACTCAACAAGATATCCTGCGGAATAAAATGGATTGCCTGGAACAATACAATTGAGTTCTGTGCTGCGAAGAAGATTAATCTGAATTCTTCGTTGCATCAGTGTTTTCTCAATACCTGTTTCTACAATCTTAAATCCCTTTGAAATGAAATATGGATTATTTGTCTGACCTTTATTAGTTAGCCAGTAATCTATTTGAGTGTCATATTCTTCATAAATGGTTTTTTCATTTCTATTCTTTGCATTATTTAATGGAAAGAATCCGTCCATCATAATTTGTCTATTAGATGCATTCACTAGAGAATAATCATTTCTTACATATTTTTGCGTAATCAAATCAAGTGTGAATAAGCGTCCAGTGTATGCAGAATTTTTTGTGTTCGATAGAACATCAAAACTCGAGTTAAATCGAAAATCATTAACATCATTTGCATTTAAAGATGCTGCAGTTAATTGATCTTGAGTTAGTTTGGCAGTGTTAAAATTTATCTTTGCGATGACTTCTCTCTTGAAGAGACCTTCTAAAGATATGAAATTAAATCCATCTCTGTTTTCAAAGAACACAAACGTTGAGCTGTTTTCGTTATAAGATTGAGATGCAAGATATTCTAATGCTTCTAATGGTTTATACCGAGTGAGCATAAAGTCGGTTGAGCCAAACGAATTTTCAAAATTCTCCGAACTCAATTTCTTTTTATTAACTTTAAGATCATTCACACAAATGTTAGCAGCGTGATCTCGAGCATTTTTTCCACGTAATTTTCTAGACAATGTTAATTGATTCGAGAAAACCAATTCTTCTGAACAAAAGTGGAGTACATACGATTGAGCCTGTGATCGACCCGCTGGTTTTCGTTCTGTTGCTTTATAAATTCGAAAAGTTCTTTTGTATCGTTGATTAGATGCGCTTTCTCCTGGGCGACTAAATGAGATATAAAGATACTCATTACCGTGCAGTCCCATACTTGAAAACAAATCAACGCCATCGATTAATTGAATCGATCCGCTCACAACAGGCATAAACACATCTTCGTAGATATTGATCACATTGAACAAACTTGTAATATCTTTTATCTCACCAAGAGAATTGATAATACTCAGTTCATGAATTAAAACATCTTTAGTGGATGTATTATTATTAATATCAGCCATTCAATACTGTTCCGAGTTCATTAATTAATGGTTGGATATACGATTGTTTGAGCAATTTAATTTGACGTTTGTTATCATTTACTTCAGTTTCATAATTATAAACATAAACAGCTTTATATGATGACTTAATTGTTAACGTCGAAGTCACTGCTGTATTTGGATCTGCATTATTAGATCTAAATGTATATACCTCAGTGGTTGGAGTATTTACATTATTTAAAATCAAAGTATTTGAAGTATAATCATATTGATTTAGCGTTACGATATGATTTTCAGTTGTAGTCTTCGTTAGACCATTCACTTCTGAATATGTTTTTTCTTGCTCTAATTCATAATGATGGATTTCAGAATATGCATTTGCGATAGTTGAATACCCATATTGCTTGATGATTTTTCTTTCCAATGCATCTGTCGTTAGAGGAAAATCAAAATGCGGATCGATTAAATCATTAACCATACAGATGACCCAATGATAGGAAGCATCACCATACTGTTGGTACGCTACAATTTCAGGCGTATCACCTTCTTGCAATTGATACTTATAAAACGCCACTGTATTGTTTAGAACACTACTGCGGATTTTAAATCGCGAGAAGATATTTGCAATGACAGTTGGACTATCATTCTTAAAATCAAACGAATATAAAGTTTTTGGAAACTCTCTAAAAAACATCAGAAGCCTCCAGCAACAGCTGCTCTGTCGATAATAACTGTTTCTTGGAATGTTAGTTGAAGTCGCGTTTCAACTGGTGCACCATCTTTAAATGTTGCAAACCCGTTTGGGGAATAATCAACATTGATTCCAGATAAAACACACTTTTTAGTCTTAAATAAGAAATCGTTCATATTATTTCGACCGTCATAAAATTCGATTTCAAATTGGGCAGGAGGAATGAAGTATCGACCTGTTGAATTATCTGGAATAGTTGGAGATGCGAAATATTTTAAATTGAATATAATGGCTCGTATCAACTCAGCTTCTACTGCATTTCTTGGGATCATTCTGAAGTCGAAGGTGAATTTACGAAGAACTGGAGATGTATAAAGCATTTCTAGTTGCGGATTAATAACTCGACCCGTTGTGGCAAAAACTCCCAACTTTGTTAAATCTTCATTGCCAGCAATTCTACTTAGAATGCTTCCTGCAGCTTCTGCAATAAATGCATTAGTTTGATCAACAGAACCACCCTTTGAGGCTAGTGCCTGCGCGCCGAAACCAACTGCGCCGAGAGTAGCTGTTAACGATAGAGCCTCATATTCATTGTCGTAACTGGTGTTGATTCCATCTGGCATAAACAGAGCAATTCCCAGTTGAAGTTGTTCAATGTTACGTTTTAGTGCAAAACTCTTTACAAGTTCTTTTGATCTAGAAATGATATTAACATCATTGCCAAATAATGCCTGTCCAGCCGAAATAATCGTATTTTGACCAGGTCCAGTTGTTGCCGCCAATCCAACAACACCACCAACGACTCCACCAGCTGCTGCACCTATCGCAGTTGCAGCTAGTTCTTCTCCTGCAGGAATTGCAGCAGTAATGGCGGCTGTAGCAGCTCCCAGGCTTTGAGCGCCAGTTCGGATTGATTGCGTTGTTGCATCACTTACTTGAACTGATCCAGTTACTGTTTCGTATATTTTAAAGAGAATATATGGCGAACCATCAGCTTCTAAACTTTGAGGGAATTTTAATATCCCTAACTCCGATTTGCTGAAACTTGTAGCAGCAGTTGTTGTTGTTGTGACTTGTTCAAGTTCTTCTGCTGGAACCTCGTTAATAGCAGAAATACCACCAGCTGAAGATCCCCTAGTTGAAGATGCACGTGCTCCTATCGCTGATAGTGCTTTTGCTCTTGCTTCATTCAATGTTGCAGCCTGAGTTGGTGCATTAGCAATTGCTCTGTCAAATTGCCGATTAATTTCTGCTGCTGTCAGTGTTGACATTAAATGTTCCTATAAATACTTGATGGCTTACAGCGGTAAATTCAGTCCGAAAAATACCAATAAATATTTAGGTGATCCTACGAGCGTCTGGTATAGAAGTCTCTGGGAACGCCGAGTCATGGTGCGCCTTGATGACGACCCAAATGTTATTGAGTGGTCAAATGAAGAGATTATTATACCGTATTTATCCCCGATAGATGGAAGGTGGCATCGTTACTTCCCAGACTTCTTCGTTCGAGTTAAAAATCGACATGGCGTGCAAGAAGCAATGATTTTAGAGGTGAAGCCGCTGAAACAGGCAGTTCCACCGCAAGTAAAGAAGAGAATCACACGCCAGTATATCCAAGAAGTTGCAACTTATGGAATAAACGAGGCTAAATGGAAAGCGGCTACTGAATATTGTAAAGACCGAAATTGGTCGTTTAAAGTTATCACTGAAAAGGATCTAGGAATCTAATGCCATCGCTATTCGACAAATTAAATAAAGAAATGAACGCTGCGGGTGTTCGACCAAGAACAGAGGCGGCAAAAGCGTGGCTTGGAGGTAAAATCTCCAAGATGAGGATTCCGACAAATAGATCGAACATCTTAAACGATGCTACTCGAATCTCGGCTCGCGCCTTCATTGGCAAGATGTACATGTTTCATTATGATCCAAAATATAAAGATACTCTACCTGTGTGGGATAAGTTTCCGCTAACAATACCAATTGAAATCTACGACGATGGGTTCCTTGGATTGAATCTACATTATCTCGATCCATACAGCCGCCTTGTTCTCATTGATCGACTACACGACTTCATAAACAACGATAAATATGACGACACGACCGTTTTCCGTTTGTCATATGATCTACTCTCGAAATCTAGAAGATATAAACTAATCGAGGGCTGTGTAAAACGATATTTGTCAGATCATATCATGTCGTCTCTCATATACATCGAACCAGATAATTGGGAAACTGCGATATTTCTTCCAACAGCAAAGATGGTGTATAATCGTTAATGGCTACAGAAATTGAAAATCCAGAAATAGAAGAAGTTGTTGTCAGCGCAAGTACTCCGACATATCGGATCTATGATCCAAGCAAAATGCTTAATCAGAACTTGCTTAAAAGTTCTAAATTTGCAATCCGAATTCCAAGTTTACCAGAAGTTACTGATCTCAGAGGTGAGTTAGATATTTCTAGTCAAGAATTCACATTTCTTTGCGATTCAATTGAATTTCCAGGGCAGACGCTCACAACAACAGAACACCGCATTCCTGGTCGATTTAAGATGAAGAATGCATATCAACGTGATATGAACGAAGTTACATTGACATTCTATCACAATACCAAGTTACCAATTTATAAAATTTTCTCAGATTGGATTAGGAATATCTCACCAACAAGCACAAACAATGAGTATTTCGACGATTATGTTTGCAGTGAAATTCAACTTTTTCAATTTGAAGACACAGTAGGAGACAGAGGACTGTTTTCTACATTTGAGGAATTTACAAATTTGACTGCAGCGGGAATAGCAGGTAGGGCTACATCCAAATCCTTTACAGTAAAACTATTTAATGCATACCCATTAAATTTCGCATCGATGCCTTCAAATTGGGCTGATGATGGATTCCAAAAAATGACAGTAACATTCTTTTATGAGTCTTATGAGGTATTCTTATCTGATGCAACAGTCAGATTTAGCGATATTCTTCGCAACGTTCAATAACTTTTTTCGCAGATCCAAGTACAGGAATAGTAAACGCATAATGAGGTTTTGATATGCCATTGCCAAAAATAGATTTACCAATCTTTGAATTGAAGATATTATCTTATCCACTACCAGTAAAATTTCGACCTTTCTTGGTGAAAGAAGAAAAGTTATTATTGATGGCTCTTCAGAGCAGCGATGAAGAATCAATTTATAAGACGATTAAACAAGTCATCAATAACTGTTTAGTTGATGATGTTGATATTGATAGACTTCCAATTTTTGATATTGAGTATTTGTTCTTGAATATTCGAGCAAGATCAATTGGAGAGAAGGTTGAAACAGCCTTTATTTGCCGTAATGTGGTTGGTAAAGAACCAGATGAAGATGGAGTAGAGGTTGATGTCGAATGTAAAAATGTGATGCAAGTTGGTATTAATGTTCTTGACATTAAGCCACCTAATGATGATGTGCCAACAAAAGTATATGTTACGGATAAAATTGGATTGCAATTGAAGTTTCCGACTCTTCGATCGTTTAAGAGCGTTGATTTGATGCTTCAAAATCCAAGTAACAATGCAGTGTTTGATATGATTTATGATTGCACTGAATATGTGTTCGATGAAAATGGAATGTACTATGTTAATGAATCGCCAAAAGAAGAATTTGTTCTGTTTTTGGAATCATTAACTCAAGAACAATTTGATAGAATCACAGCATTTTTTGAAAAATTGCCAAAGATTGAATATGATATTGATACAAAATGCAGTAAGTGTGAGTTCGAACACAAGTTACATTTGGAGGGACTCAACGATTTTTTTATCTAACCTTTCGTGATGCTAATTTGAAGAGTTACTATAACAATATGTTTACGCTAACTCACCAATACAAATATACTTTGACTGAACTTGAAAATATGATACCATGGGAACGCGATATGTATATCTCAATGGTAAATTCTTGGGTTAGAGAAGAAACGGAGAAAGTTAAACAAAGGAATGTTGAATCTCAAAACGATTTAAAGAACATGTTTAAAAATATTAAACGCAGTAAGAGAAGATAATGTCATTAGCAAGCATAGCAACTAATCTTTACACAATACAATCACGAAAGAATGTTCCGTTAAAAACGGCATTCTCAATGATGGTTCGAGAAGATATGGCTATGCGTTTCTCTGTTTACAATTTGGTGAGAATAATTACAAAATCTGAATTTCTGGCAACGGTTGCGCAAACTGCATATGGAAAACGAACTCCAATGCAAAAAGCACAAGACGAAGAAGATCGTAAGAGAGAAATGAATGATCAGAAGTTTAAGGTCTACACACAGGTTACATTCGCTCGAATCAATAACAGATTGAACCTTTTGACATCAATTGCAGAGCGCAACAGTCAATTGATTATGAACTTATATTCTGAACTTGGATATTTTCGTGGACAAAGAAAAATGTCCTTCAACTCTAGTGCTGGGTTTGCCACAAGAGTGATGTTACCATCGAAAACAGTTAAAACTAAAATCGAAGAAATTGAAAAACAATTATATGAACTCAGCAATGTAAAGAAAACTCGTGTACGACCACGCGGTGCTGCGGCAAAAAAGAAAACTGGTGCTGGTGCGCAAACAAACCAAGATAGTGGAAGTATCGCGAATTTTATTCTTGCAAATCCTGGATTAGCGATGGCAATCGCTGCACCTGCGCTCGGTATAGGAACAGCTGCACTTGCAGGATATGCTGCATATAACCTTCCGACGACACTCGGAAGGTCTATCGATAGATTTAAAGGAGAAACTCCAACATATTATAATAACAAGGGCGAGGTAATTACTGATCCAGAAGCAATACAAAATGCAGAGTCATTAGCGCAAAAAACCGATCCACTTTTATTGTCTGGTGGCGTAGCTGCTACGACAGCAATCGGAATAAAGGCTGGATCGATGATATCTTCAACTGCTGGAAAAATTAAACAAGGAGCTATATCAAGAGATATAAACAACAGAATAGCACAACGGACTGGTCAAACACCATTAGATGCTGCCAACTCACGAAGATTATACAGAGCTTATCAACAGAACAGAGATTTAAATGCACCTGGATTGCAACAAACAGCTGCAGAAAGAGACAAAGCTGTAAAAGCCAGAGCAGAAAGAATATACAATCGCGAGGTGGTTAGTGAATGGTCAAAACTACTCCCAATATTAAGAGGATTGACTAAAGTTGTTGCAGTTGGAAAGGCAGCAGACATAACATACACGCTATCAACTATGAGCACTTTTGTTGCTGAAAGAACAAGTGGTAAAATATCAGATTCAAAATTTAAAGAGAAGATGATATCTGGTTATTCAAAATTGATAACATCGGTTGGTATCGCACCGATTGCAGCAGGACTCGGCGCACTCGCGGGCACATCGGTGTTTCCAGGTTTAGGTACACTTACTGGAGGAGTTCTTGGCGGCATTGGTGGCACACTTATCGAGCTTTATCTTGAGAACATTGCGGATAACGATAACCTTATAAATCAAGGTATTACCAGCACTGCAACTGCTTTATTTAAATTGTTGCACGAAAATGCATCAGTTTCTCAGTATATGCCAACCGCAATGACGATAAAATCAGAAGGCACTAACGTTATATCAAATCTGGGTGGTGCGGTTGGCGATCTAAGTTATTATACGGGTGGTAGAGGACAATCTGGTGCGGCTACAGGTGGAATAGAAGCCATTTTAGCAACAATAAGAACTAAAGAATCTGGTAATAATTATCAAGCAGATGTGATGAAAAATGCCGATGCGCAAGCGCGAGCTAAAGCATTGGGGTATGGTAAGGCTAGTGCTTCTGGTGCATATCAGTTTGTGGATAGTTCTTGGCAGGGGTTGACAAAAAAGTATGGTATTGGAACGCAATACAAAAGAGCAGTCGATGCTCCACCAGATGTTCAAGATCGTGTTGCAGCTGCGTATGTGAATGAGATTTTAGTTGCTACAGGCGGCGATGTTTCTAAAGTTCCAGTTGCATGGTACACTGGTAATATTGAAGGTAAGATAGATGCTCGGGCACTAGCAATGAACCCTGGACTATCAGTCGCAAAATATCAAGAATCTTGGCTTTCTCAATATGCAAAAATGGGTAATAGCACTGCAGGTGACATAAGACGAAATGTCGCTACTGCCGATACTGTGAGAACATCACCACCACCACTCACTGTTTCTACTACAAATGCACCAGTTGCTACTATACCTTCTGCTGAAGATAAACCAAAAGTAGAACAAAATGTTGAAGCAGCAATTGAGGCTAAAGTCGCTTTGGGGCAAGTTAATATAGTACAAAATCAAATGGTTGCTGCAGTTGGCGCATTGAATCAAAAAATTGTTGATGTGACAAAAAAGACTACAACAGAATTCCCATTCACATCGAATCCAGAAGCAGCAATCAGTTCTTACAGAGCATAAAAAAGGGGGACTTAAAGTCCCCCCGAAAACACCTACCGTTTTCTAATCGAAATTACTCAGCAGCAAGTTTCTCGAAGAATGCCATATCGTCATCTTCGACGCTGACATTCTCAGCAGTGACCTTCTTGGCTGGAGCAGAACGAATGACAGGAGCGGCTGCTTCCTCATCATCAACACGCTTTGCAGATGCACCAGCAACGCCACCAGCACCAAGAACCTTATCCAACTTCGCCTTGAGTTCATCATAGGACTTGAAGTTATCAGCCTTCAAGAAATCCTTGAGCGAATGTGCTGACTTCCAAACCTGCTCAATCTTCGCATCGTCGCTATCGAACAACGCAGCAGGAGATTCAAACTCCGACTTGTCATAGTTGCGATAGCCTTCGACGTTACGAATCTTGACCTTGAAGTTTGCACCCTTCCAAAAATCGAAAGGATTCATTGGAGTCTCATCAGCAAACTGCGGCTCAAGTTGCTCCTTGATCTTGTCGAAAATCTTCTTTCCGAACTTGAACAAGAACACCTTGCCCTCATTTTGCGGACGCTTGGCGTCAGAGATCACAAGAACGTTTGCGATATAGGTCAACTTGCGCTTCTGCA